ACCACATAGATGTTGCTGTAGTAAGAGAGCTTGCGCTTCTGCTTGCGAGCAGTTTCTTTATCGGAATCACGCCCACTATTCCACAGGCGACGATTGACTTCGCCAACAGGATCTTTACCACCATTCGTGGTCAGAGAATTTTCAATATACCAACCGCCTGGTCCTTGGAAGGCGTGACTATACAGTTTCACAAACGGCAGGTCTTCGCCGTCAGGGGCAGGCAAGAAACGAATAACAGCAAACCCATTGCCAGCAGCATCGACAGATGGTTTCCAGAAACGCTCATCAGCACTGGAAGAAGAGTTTGCTTTCTCTAACTCTTTAGTTAGAGATGCGAAATTATTTTGCGACTTACGCTTAAGGTCAGCAAAAGACATAGGATTACCTCGGATTAAATTAGATTTGGTCTGTGTGACGCCCTATCACTTAGTCATTATAACACGGCAGAGAGGGGGGCGTCAACCCTCGTCTGCCTCTATCTCTGCTTGAAACTGGTCAAGCTTGTTAAGCATACCGCGCATCAGCGAGAGCACGTCTTGTGTCTCCCACCAACCGTAGAGCATCTTAGCACCCTGCTCAATCTGCTCACACATCTCAACCGCTCTGGGATCGTCTGATAGTTTCAGACGAGTATAGAAGATCTGTTGTTTCTCTACCAGTGACCTTACGGTGTGGATGTATTCAAGTTGATCTTCCTTACTACCCTGCATAGGACCAGCAAGTGTGAGCTCCATCGCTTTCATTTGAAGACGCTCCATTTCTTTCGCTTCTTCTCTTACAATATCGGAATCAAAAAAATCGGTCATATTAACATTAGTTTAGCGCGGGATGTTTTCTTGATGAAATTTAATTGTTGAGCATCAAACTTTAGTTTTTCTTTTAGAGGTTTGGTAATGAGTTTTGATACCGTTTCCACCTCAATATTATTTACATCACAATAGTGTAGAATAGCATCAATATAATTCATATCATTATGTGATGCAATCTTCTCCACATCCTGTGAGAATTTTGCACTAGTCATAAACTTATCCTCTAATATTTCTCCTTTATTCATAGGTTTTTTTATACAGATCTATGTACTGAATTAATTTTAGAAGGTATTCCTTCTTTGGTGTTTCTACAAACACTTGAGTGTCTCCGCTTTCACAAGCGATGATGGTAACAATTTTATTAACTTTTAATTTGTATCTTTCATACAGCATACATGCATATGCTGTTTCCTGAATAAGATAATCTTCAATCCACTCCAGCTTTTTTTCTTCAGCAGATGTCTTGAAGTCGATGATAGATAACTCTCCATCAAACTCTGCAATACAATCTACGCGCCCTGCAATTTCCAACTCGTCTGAGTATAGTGCCGCTTCTTGTGCGTAGATATTATTGATTCTGTTTAAGGTTGGTATAGCATTCTTAAACATCATCAAGGGCAGATACTTGTCCTTGAATTTATTTTCATCGTATGTATTATTTAGGTAGTCTTCACACATAAGGTGAAACGATGTGCCACGATTAGCAGCACGATTAGAGATACGATTTGCTTTTTCTTCTCCTACTTTATTTCTCCACCTCATTATACCAGCTTTCTTCTCTGGATTGCAAGAGAGCACAGTGGTAATCGATGGGTACTTACCGCCCGATGGCACAGGATAAACTCTGCGACCATCTACAGTTTCAGCAATCAATTCGATTGGGTCTAAAGGAGCATGACAAAAAAGCATTTTATAGTCCTAGATTTGTTTTACTAATGAGATAACTACGGACTAATCCGCTACGTACGATGTCTTCGATTTGAAATTCAATTGTTGAAAACTCTTCCATGGTTTCAATGATACGCATGAAGTCAATGATACCATTGCGCTCATGAGTTTTGATAAGGTCTGACTGTCTAACATCACCCGAGAAGATAATCTTAGAGTCTTGTCCTACACGAGTGATGATTGAATCAAGCTCATGGAAGTTTAGATTCTGCATCTCATCAATCAGAATAATGCAGTTGTCTAGTGTGGTGCCACGAATAAAAGATGTACTCCAGAAAGAAATAGTTTCCTGTGCTTTGAGATTATAATATAGTTTATCAAACTCATCATCACTTGGCATCTCAAACATATATTTTACCATATTTTTATATGGAATTTGATATAGAGATGACTTATCTTCGTGGTCTCCTGGAAGAAAACCAATCTCGCGTGTCGCTACTAGTGAGCGAACGATATAGATTTTCTCATAAGGAGTATTCTCATTGAGAACGTCTTTAAGTGCGAGATATAATGCGATGAATGTTTTACCAGTGCCAGCGCAACCATATCCAAACATATTTTTGCCCTTTGCATACTCTTCAAAAAATCTTTTTTGATTCTCTGTAAGAGGCTCAATCTCTGTAAGCAATTCAGAATTGACAGGCTTCTTTCGTTTCATTTGCTTCAAACTCATACCAGACGGAACAACAGCACCATTTTTCTTTCTAGTTTTTATAGGCATAATTTATAGTCTCTCTACATTCGATCCAGGTACGTTGGCAGCGCGGTTGATAATCGATTTCCAATCACTTGATGCTTTGTTTTGCCAGTTTCCTATTTCAGAAACTGAATGCAGAAGGGTTGGCATCTGAGTGATGTGAGGATTAGCAGCAAGATAAGGCTCTCTGTCTGCCATATACATCCACTTTTCAAACTCTTCGCCTGTATTATTATCTTTGAATTTGTAAGTTGGCATCTTTAATAAACCATGTAGGAATCGTGGCAGGAGACTTCCATTTTGCAAACGCAACTTTGTCTCCAATATAATAGTTGCGGTATGACTGGATGCTATCTCCAGGTATTTTATATTTATCTGGCATTGCAGGAGGGGGGTCAACCCAACCAGCATCTTTAATATTGAATGGTGGCACCCAAAGATAACTAACCAAACTCTCAGTGCTGTGGTAGTTTCCATAGCGTCGTGTATATTCTACACAACAATGCTGAAACAAATCAAACAACCACCTGTAATGTGATACTGATTCCCTTACCCACTTTGCCGATGGATGATTAACATGACATGCTTTGTATAGAATATCTTCGCGTGGTTTGTCAAGTCGCCAGCGTTTGATGCTGCGATTGTTGGCGGTCTTTGCAGTATAAGGAATGCCGTCGAGCACACGATGAGCAGTAGACATGAGTTGAGCATACTCAACAATCATTTTTACTACATGCTTATCACAATGCTCGGCGGCACAAGTGCGTGGGTCGTAACTTAAATAGAAAATATTCATACGAATTCTATCAGTGCTCCTATTATATCACTATTCCAGTGCTTCTGCAACATCACTATTAATCAATCTTTCTCTTAATCTCTGTGATTAAATGTGGACATTATATTAAATGCTATGGTTGCTCTAGGTTTCTCACATGGTAAGACGTAATGCAATAAAGTTGAAGGAAAAATAATTACATTTCCTTCTTCAATATGATCTGTTCTATAATTCACAGATCCATTAACAGGAAATCCAGGGCAAGGTCCTGGTTGATAAAAAACAGTTTTATTACTTTCTTCTAAATGTAAAATATAAATTCCAGAGTAACTAGAGCAAACATGTTGACCTTGAGCATTTGCGTAATGTCCGCCCGTATGATCATGAATTTCTTGTGACTCTCCTGGTTTATAAACGTTAAACCATACTTCAGATAACTCAGAATATTGTGGTTTTTCATTATTAAAAGAATTATCTGAAAGCATTTTGTCCATAGGATTCCAAATAACATTTTGCAAAAAAGAAGAGTCTTGTTTTATCTCTTCATTTACTGTTGTATTTTGATAATCTCTAAAACTACTAATAAAATTTGTATAAAAATAAGGATTCTTATCCCAGTTTTTTGATACTGTCAGTAATTTATTATAATATTTTTCTTTTATCTCTTGATGATTAGGAACACTATTCCAATAAACAAAATTTGATGGGAAAACAAAATTCATATCACTCTCTCACTCTAACTCTCCACATTTCTACTACCTCATCAAAAACTCCGCCCTGGCAAGTTTCCATCCACCCAGCATGATCTGGATGATAAAATGCCACTTTAGCTAATTCTTTTTCAGTATCAACTTCAAGTATAGCACAAGGAATCCACCCTTTATCCACAGAAATTAAAACTTCGTATGGAAATTTAATTTTATTTCTTTGCTCTTCGGAAATTTTTGCTACGGAGGTAGTTAATTCATTAAATTGGTTATGCAATTTAGAAATATCTGGTTTGTTATTATTCATTGGTCCAACCTAATGCTTCTGATACTACTGGAAATTGTTGTTTAAATACCTCACGACATGCCTCAGCAATTTGCATATGCTCTTTTTGAGTGCCATGAGCAGAGCGAAGGTTGATGTAGTGTGTCCATGATCTTACCGAACCTGTCATATAGATACGTGTTGGTGTTGCCAAAGGTAATACAAACCTTG